TTAGAAGAAATAAGGCTATAATGGGGGCTACAGTACAACAAGAAAAGCAACTTATGCAACAAACAAGAGATTTGGGTAGGTCAACTAAATTTACAGCCCAAGAAGTAGCAGAAGCACAAATGTATCAAGCTATGGCTGGTATGAAAACCAATGAAGTGTTAGAAATGACACCAAAGCTTTTGAAAATGTCAATTGCGGCTGGAAGTGATTTTGCTCAAACTTCTGATATAGTCACAGATAACTTGACAGCTTTTGGTATGTCGTTAAAAGATTCCGATAGACTTATGGATGTAATGGTTGCAACAAGTAATAATGCAAATACCAATGTACAAATGTTAGGGGAGGCTTATAAATATGTTGCGGCAACTTCAAGAAATTTTGAAAGTTTTGAAGATGTAAATATCTTATTAGGAGTGCTTGCAGATAATGGAATTAAGTCTGGTCAAGCTGGACGTAATTTAGCAGGGATTTACAGAAGGTTGGCTAATCCATCGAAACAAGTGGGAAATGCTTTAAAAGACTTAAATATTCAACTTTATGACCAGCAAGGACATTTTAGAGGATTAAAAGCATTATCTGATGATTTAAAAATTGCTACTGCAGGTCTTACACAGGAAGAAAGAAATAGATATTTAACAATGATTGCTGGTGGAGAAGGTATGAAAATACTGGCTTCTATTATGGGAACAACAGAAGAAAACTATAACAAAGTTGCTAATGCTGTAAGAAATTCTAGTGGTGCAACGGATAAATTTGCTAATGATATGAGTAATACAACGGCTAACAAAATAGCACAATTTAAATCGGCGATAGATGATTTAAAAATATCGTTAGGAGAAGCATTCGCCCCAATAGCAACTAGGTGGATGGAAGACTTTATGAAAAGAGTTGAAGAATGGCAAAAAAGCGGGGCATTAGATCCTGAAAAATTAAAAGGGCAAGCTGAACAATTAACAAAAGGTGCAGAAATAGGAATGCGAGGAATTATAGGAGCCAAAGGTGCAATTTGGGGAGCTCAATTAGGAACAGCAATTGGTGGACCAGTAGGAACGGCAGTAGGTGCTGCAATTGGTGGAGCTATTGGATATTATACGCCAGACATAGTAAAAAAACTAATAGAACCTAAAAACCCGAAATTAGAAAAAGCAAAGCAACAAGCTGTAACCAATGCTTTTGACCCTTCAAAATATGCTTCTCGATATAACTCTAAAGATGGGCAATTTCATTATATGGGGTATAGTGATGTTAAAGTACCTACACTTGCAGAAGTACAAAAAGAAGAATCAGCAAGAATTGCAAGGCAAAAAGAATATGACAGAAGATCATACGAAGCTTTACAGAAAGTTATAATGGGTATGAATGCTGTTAAAGCAGGAGTAGCACCACAACAAAATCCAGCAATTACACAGCAAGATAGAACAGCACAATTAACAAGTGCAATTTCACAACTTTTATCTAAGCAACAAAATACTAATCCTCTACAATCGTTTGATCCGAGTGCTATAACTAATGCTATCAGTTCTGGATTAAGTCCATTAAATAGTTTACCAAGTCTTTTGAATACTAGTTTGAGCACAATGCAACCGCCAATACCACAACCAGTATCAATAGAACAAGTTATAAATC